AGAAGTCTTTAACAATATTCTTGCGAAACTCCAAAAAAAAACCAGCGCACTTTGCACTTGTTCTGCTGACATCTTCTTCATTTCATTTGCCCTTATACTTATGCTCCCATCATACGCTTCAATAGTATATATTCCGCTTTCTGTTTCTTCTACAACAGGTCTATAAAGAATTGCCATGACTTCAGGCAAATTGTTTTCAATTCCATTCTTTATAAAATTTTCTATGTCTGCGTATTCACCTAAAGTAATTTCATCTAAATTAGGGTGAAACCCATACCGCTTACCATCTATTTCAATTATCCTTTTTAATAAATCCTTTTGTTCTGCTTGAAGCTGTGAAACTCTATTCATTATAGCAGCTACATCTTTTAATTCCAATTGCTTTATTAAGTCTTTTGGAATATTAGATAATTCTGCTATTGTTTCTAATGCTTCTTCACTCTTGTTTCCAATTTGGAAGCTAATCAGCTTTAACCACCTCTCTAAAGTTACATCTTCCCACTTACTGATTAACTTGAACTCCTCTACCTTCCCTTCTTTCTTAATCTTTACTTTCATAGTCGTCTAATATATAATAGAAATTGTTAATATTTAGTTTACGGTTGCTTTAAATTATTATCTTTGCCCTGTTTTCATATACTTGTGGGGTTAGCGGCTTAGGTCGCTTTCCTTTTTACTGTACAAAATATTTCCCTGCATTTGGGTTATCTAAGTGATAAATAACATTGTATCTCACTCCATCTATTGCATGATTATAATTATCTACATACAACTTTGAACCCTTATCTGCGTACACATAATTATTCAGCTCCTTAGCTATATTGGTAGATTCAGGTGTTATTATTAATTCATAATCTTGCATACGAGTTATACCGCTTTCAATAGTTCCTTTTTTAACAGGCTTAATGTTTACTCCTAAATGTTTTAAGTCGGCAATTAATCTTGGTTCTGCTGAATCAGCTATAATTAGTTTATCACCTACTTTATCTAAAACAATCTGAGCAAGTTCATTAGACTTCAATCCGTTTTTATAGATATGTTCTTTTAAATAAATCTTTCTTTTCTTTTTATCAATAGCAACTTCAGTTAAACTATCAGGGTCTATACTAAAGCCAAAGTCCATTCCACAAGAAGTTTGAAGTCCATCAGGATTAAATTCACCAACACTCCAATTGTCAAAGACTACTCCTTCGGCTTTGTCTAACCACCCACCAAGAATCTTATGTTGATACTTTTTAAAGTTAGTATGCTTTATAGTCTTAATACGGTCTAGGAAGCTCTTAGAGAGATTATCTTTGTTGTCTAGGTATGTACTATGGATATAGCACACATTGTCTTTAACGCCATTAAAACCTGCTTCTACGCCTTTGTCTTGGAAGAACCTATTGTAAATCCAATGCTCTTTAGTTACAGGGTTCAATATCAAGATGATTCTATTCTGCACATCTTTCTCTCTAATACTTAAATCAATAGTATCAAATATATCTTCATCAATAAGTTCTTCGGCTTCATCTAACACCCAACAGCTTATTCCTTGTAATGACTTTAGACTAGCTGTCTGATTACCTGCTGATGTCTTGATACCTCTAAATAGAATGTCTGATTGATTGCCTAAGTTTACTACTTCGGCTTTGTTTATGCTAAAGATATTCTCAAACCCTAATAGGCTTATCTTTTCTAAAAACTCAGGAATGATTGAAAGGTGAGCTGACACCATTGTATATCTTGTAAACAATACCCTTATTCCTTTAGCCATTGTGAGTAGCGTTAGGAATACCGTAGCAGCAAATGACTTCCCTGAACCACGACCCCCTGTTATAATAAAATAACGAGCATCTGAGTTAAAGAGTGGGTTGTATTTACTATTCAGATTCAGTTTCTACAAAGTTTATTAAAGGCATATTAATACTTTCATCATTTGAAGTTACATCTACTCTTTGCTGAGGTTTGCCATAAAAGTATTCGAAGAACAACTTAACCGCCCATTGTTCCTTTTTCTCTATTCCTTGTTCTAAGGACTTTAGAGCCTTTTCATTCATAGGTGTTAGGTTCTCTATGAGCTTTTGTTCTTCTGCTTTGCTCTTGCGTCCCGCACCCTTTCTTGCACCACCGTTGTTTATTCTTTTATCCATAATTGAAAAAAATCGATTATTCAATCTCTATTATATAATAGAAACTACTTAATTTTGTTTTATGCCCTGTTTTTAACTCCTGTATATTCTGTTGCTTTTACTTTATTTATTGACATACAAATTCTCCACACGCTTTTTAAATCTTGAACATCTAACACCTCTACTTTTCTCCAATGACACAACCCCCACAAAGCAAATTTTTCTAGTATGGTTTTTAAAGAGGGGTTGTGCTTTCCATAGTAAGCTATTAAGTGGGTTCTAGTAATTCCATTTAATATATTTACATAGGGTTTTGGCATAGTAATAAACATTAATCCGTTTTCTATAAGCAAATAAATATGAGGAAAAAATCTATTAGGAAAACCATAGGCATCAATATCTATAATATCATATTTTTTTTTCTTATATATTAGACCATACACATTTAAAAAGCTATCTCCACTCTTTAAGTATTTTTTATCATAACATTCTACATTCCCAAATTTTTTATAATGTTGAGATAAATTTCCCTGCCCTGCAAAAAGTTCTAAAATGTTTAGGTTTTCCTCTTTAATGAAGTTATAAAGTTGATTAATTTTTTCTTCAGGGTGGTGTACTTCATTATCATTTGAAGATTGTTTACCTCTTATAATGTCGTGTCTAATTGCTCTATAAGTTTTCTTATTACTCATATTCATTTGGTAGCATTATAAATCATACACAAACTTTAATTGATACCCTTTAGCTTTTCTAAGTTTTCCATAAATAGGTTCTAGTTTATTTTTAACCTTTTCTGTTATGTTTCCACTTCCTGTCATTGTTACTCCGTGTCTATGATACATTGTTACAGGGTGTACTCTTTCTCCATTTTCTAAAATAAAAAATCTAGCTTTTACTTTATCAATTAATTTGTAGTTGGCAGCTTTATAAATAGTTCCATTATTTCCAACACTTGTATCTGCATAAGATATCAAATGTTTTATTTGAGGATAATTTTTCTTTAAATAATGGTGCAACAAAGAAAGCGTAATAGTTTCTGAGAATTTGGGCATATCATCTGATAACCACATTCTATCAAATTCTAAAACTTCTTTAGGATTGTATTTCCCTTTTGATTTTGGGCGTATGCCATACCCTATTTGCAAAGCACCACTTATCTTGTTAAAATGATATACTAATAAATTTAAGCAGCTATTTTTTGTACTTTTTTTTGAATAATGATTTTTTTTTATAATACCATCTGCTATCGGCTTTTCGCACTCTATAATTTTTATGTATTTATTTTTACACTCATAACCTGTTATAAAGCCGAAGATATTTATTATAGGAGTTTTTTTTAAGCTCATCAATATTCATTTGGTAGCATTAATCTTATGCCTAGTTCTGTTAATGCCCATATCCTTATTTGTTCGGCATATAATTCAAACTCCCCTGTGTTCATTCTTGCTGTGCTGTTTATTGTTTGTAATCCTACTTGCCTTTCGTTTATCTCTATGCTTTGCCATTCACTTGCAAACTTTACTTTGAGTGTATCGTGCATTTCGTCAGGGAAATATCCAAGCTCTGCTCCTAATGGTTGTACTATACAAGCCCAATAGTAATTGTTCTGCATATTGCTTCTATTGTTTCGTTGTTTCTTTACGCTTACTATATAATCACTACCAAGCTCTTTTAAGTAATTAAAAAGCGTTTGCTTATCTTGATTATTATTAACTACAAAGTTCATTAGTCAAATGGTTCATGGACACCTCTTTCCCCGCATAGCTTTTCTTTTGCACCTTCCCAAAGTTTATCGTGTCTTTTTTTTTTACTTAATGACGCTTCAGTTCTTTTAAGGCTTGGCATACCTTCTTCAGGTTCGCTATCCATATATTTACCACACGCACATAGAGCTTCTTTGCAGACCCACTTACCATCACGAAAGACAATAGTTGCTTTGCCTATTTCTTTCTCTTGTTTACCACAAATACATTTGTATAATGTCATTTTGCTAAAGCTCCTGTTTTAACATCATTTTCTTTATACAGCCTGTCAAGCTCAAAGTGTAAATGATTAATTGCTTTTTGAATATCTTGCTCGGCAGGGTTGCCTTCTTTTTTACCTGCTCTCAATAAATAAGAACAAGCAGTCCCTACATTGTAGCTTAAATCAAAGTCTTCTACTACACATCTTGCAGAATAACCATACTTCTTGCCTGTATAATAATGCGGCTCAGGATTGTTTTTGTAATCTTCTTTTTTTGTCATTTTCTAATATTTTAATTAAACCTTCTTGTGTGTTTAGTGTTCTTGGTCTTAATGCCTTACGATATTCATCAGGGTTGAATATTAACTTGACTTCCCTTACCAAATCATTATCATCATATTTAACTATCCATCTTTCTGAATGGTGCATTTTGGTTCTTTTTAAGTGTGCTAAGTAGCTCATATTATTTGTATTTATTATATAGTTTTTTTATTCCATCAAAGCAGGTTGATATACAAGAACCACAATTAGTAGTATTGCTGTAATTAGTCATGTGTATTGTATTGTATGTTTCAATCATGCGTTTTTTTGCTGCAACATCTTTTGCTCTTCCTGTTTTTAAGTCTTTCCACATATCTAATATTTCATCTATCAAGTGTTGGGGTAAATCATCAGGTGCTTTTATTACTTCTGTTGTCTTTTGCCAATACTTCTGCGGACATTCCATCGGAGCAATTCGTGCCTTAATTTTCATGAAGCATAAACAACGCTTACAGCTTCCTGTTGGTTTAAAATAATAAACACATTCTTTGCATATTGCTAGTCGTTCTTCATAGATTTCATCAGGAACAAAAAACTTATTCATTCAATTTATTTTTAAGTATTGTTCTTACTTTGTCTATTGTAGTAAAAAGGCTATTTCTGCTTATCTTAGTTTTAGCTGCTAGGCTGTCTAAAGTTTCTCCTGAATAATACAACTTAAATAATTGCCTATCGTACCAATGTAAGGCGTCTAACTCTTGATCTATTGCTTCTAGCTTATTTAACTTAGTGTTATCTACTTCTTCATTCGGAAGGTTTGATATATGTTTATAGTTAATACCATCACCTGTATAATCAGTATTGTTAAAAGTTTTAGTGCAATTATAAATAGTGCTATCAATATGTGTATAATATTTTTCATACTTATAATAAAAATTGCTTCTTTTACTTGTTAAAGCCCTACGCAAAGCCACAGCTCCATATCTTGTTATTCCATCAATTCCGTCTTTATCGTAAATTCCTTTTAAAGTCGTGGGGTTCATGTTTAGAAAATAAAGCATTAATTCCTGCACCGCTTCATTTATTTTATTTTCATCTTGCGTTATTCCATAAGCCATTGTCCTAAACTTATCTGTAAGCTGTGCTATTTCTTTATATATCTCAGTCATTTTGGGGTTCTAAAAAATCTAACCTACTGACTGTTTCTTGTAGCAGTTGATCTAACAATACTTTGTAAGCTCTTAAAGTTGCTGCATTACCTTTAGTTTCAATTCCTGCAAAGAATCCATTTGTAGCAACTGATAGATTTATTGGAATTATCATTAGCCAATCGTAAAAATTATTTTCTCTAACTCCTTTACCATAATTATTTGAATACTCTATAATTACATCAACGACTTCAAGATAGTTATTGTTTCTAGTTTGAGTAGTGCTGTCTTGTACAAACTGTTTGCACATTTCTATATAAACTTCAATTATTGCTCTGTGTGCTTCACTTGAATATATTGGTTTGTGCATACGTCAAATCTATAAAAAAAGTTTACTCAATTCCTTTTTCTTTTTTTAAGTTTTCAACAATAGTTTTGTAATATCTTATATCTTCTTCGTATTCTACCCTATTTTTTTTAACTGTTGTATGTGCTAAAAATTCTAGTTCGTTTGAAGTTCCCTCGCCATATTTAGCGTTTAATGATATGCCAAACTTCCATTGTTCGCCTTGTTCAATCCTTTCC